AAGAATATAGTAAGTTAGACTATCCTCGTCTTAATTGTCCTCTACAGATGCCTGGATTTACAAACTACGAAGCGAGTGATCCTGATGAGGCAAATGAGCCGGTGACAAGAAGATACTACATCGAACAGATTCCATACGAAAAAATGGAAGAAGTTCCCGTTTCTATGCCGGAAATGCCCGAAGAACTAAGGAAACTTCTGGAAAAGGAAAAAACAGAAGATTGATTTAGATACATACTTCGAAGGAGCAACTCATGGCAAAAATCTCCTCGAAAGAAGAGTTAATTAACTATGCTTTTAGACGCCTCGGCGCACCCGTAATTGAAATTAATGTAGATTATGAGCAAGCCGAGGATCGTCTGGAAGATGCACTTGAGTACTTTCAAGAGCGTCACTTTGACGGTGTAGAGAGAGCGTATTTTAGGCATCAGGTAACGGCAGAAGACATCACTAATCGATATGTGAATACAGATTCGTTTGGTGCAATCAATGGATCTACTGCCGCTGATCAACCCACCGGCAAAGATATTGTTAGTGTGGTTAAAGTCTTCCAATTCTCTGATTTTGCCAACATAAACATGTTTGATATCAGATATCAGATGGCTCTGAGTGACTATTTCGGAATCAACCGAGGACTTGGAGGTAGTTCTGCTCTTGGATTGGCTTCTTATGATTCTACTAAGAGATATATCACTCTGATAGAAGATCTGTTTAATCCAGAAAAACCACTAACATTCAGCAAAGTCTCAAATAGAGTTCATATTCCAATGGACTGGGGACAAGAGTTGGATGTTGGTGATTACTTAGTTTTCGAAACTTATGTTGCATTAAATCCAGAAATTTTTACCCAAATTTACAGTGATAGGTATTTTAAAGAATACTTCACTGCTTTAGTCAAAAGACAATGGGGACAGAATCTTTCTAAGTTTGATGGAGTTCAACTGCCTGGTGGCGTAATGTTAAGGGGCGGACAAATTGTTGCAGAAGCAAATGCTGAAATTTTGCAAATCGAACAAGACGCACTTCGAAGTTACGAACTTCCAGTGGACTTTATGACTGGATAATTAAATGGCAACTAACCCATATATTCGACAGGGAAATTCCAACGAGCAAGATTTAGTAGAAGATCTTACCATAGAAACAATCAGGGCTATGGGACAGGATATGGTTTTCATTCCTCGGACTTTGGCAAATCTTGATGAAATTTTAGGTGAAGATGCAACTAGCACATTCTCTAATAGTTTTCCGTTGGAAATGTATATACAGTCAGTTGCTGGATTCGAAGGGCCTGGTGATGTACTTTCTCAAATAGGCCTTGATATTAAAGACAGAATGAACCTAGTTGTCGCAAGAAAAAGATTCGAACAAGAAATTACACCAATTATCCCCACCATAAAAAGACCCAGAGAAGGTGATTTGGTATATTTTCCTCTTAGTAGGACAATGTTTGAAATAAATTTCGTGGAGCATGAGAACCCATTTTATCAAGTAGGAAAACTCTATTCATACGAATTACAATGTGAAGTCTTCACTTACAGCAACGAAGAGTTCAATACTGGGGAAACTACAATCGACGAATTAGAATCTGACAGAGAAGGACTGAGTGGCGATATTGTAATACCAATGGATCCGACAGGAATCACCGCTGGTGATAACGATAAGTTACAATCAGAAGGATCTTCTATAATTGACTTTACTGATAAAGATCCATTCTCGGAGGGTAATTACTGATGTTTCAATATTTTTATAACGAATCTTTAAGAAAATTAGTGGTCGCATTTGGTAATTTGTTTAACCAAATTCAAATCGGTAAATATGACGAATCAGATAATATTACGGAAAAAATAAGAGTTCCTCTTTCTTATTCCCCAAAAGAAAAATTTATCAGAAGAATAAGAAACATGAGTTCTATTTCTGATGATATCACAAAAACTCAGGTAACTTTGCCTGCCATGGGTTTTGATATCACTGCGGTTATTTACGATCTTGAAAGAGTGACCAATAAACTAAGAAAGAAAGAATATAGAAATGGTTCTTCCTTTACTCAAATGTATAACGAAGTTCCATATAATGTTAGTTTTGGGTTGTATATTTTTAGTAGGTATATAGAAGAGAATTTACAGATCGTTGAACAAATATTGCCGTATTTTTCTCCTAACTTTAATATGACACTAAATTTAAATCCAGCACATACTAAAGTTGATGTTCCCATCAACTTGAACGCAATGCAAATTCAAGAGGATTATGCTGGAGATTTTCAAACAAGAAGATCTGTAGTTTCTACTCTGAGTTTCACTGCAAAAACATATGTTTATGGACCAATTACTACAGGAAGTCCTATCGAGGGTGTTACTGTAGATGTAATTGACATGTACAAGTATGATTCAATAACAGATCCTCAAGTTTTGAGAGCGCAGGTTACTGGAGATTACGCAACAGGAACAAGTGGAGATGTTACATATGAAATCACACCATGAATCAAAATCAATAGAAGAGTCTCTCGGCGTAAATTACGAACCAGAAAAAGCACCTATTGTTAAATCGGAGCCTAAATCCATAACAGTAGAAAACAGAGACGATGTGGAAAAAGATTATATTGATGCGAGGAAATCTATGAAGAGTCTCGTCGAAACAGGCGAAGTTGCTATCAGTGGAATTTTAAGAGTGGCAGAAGAAGGAGATCATCCAAGAGCGTATGAAGTAGTTTCTCAGATGATCAAAACTGTCGCAGATGTAAATAAAGATCTGATGGATCTTCACAAGAAAGTGAAAGATGTCAGAAAACAAGATACAAAATTAGTTCAGAAAAATACTACAAATAATTCATTTTATGTTGGTTCTACATCAGAGTTACAAGACCTGATAAACCCAGAGAGAAGTCAGCATAAAAAAATAACTGGTGATTGATTATGACAAATGGATATTTAGGTAACGCAAACCTAAAACCTGCTGGTGTAAAAATTGACTTTACAAAAGAGCAGATAGAAGAATATGTTAAATGTGCAAAAGATCCTGCGTACTTTATTCAAAAATATATTAAGGTAGTTTCCTTGGATAAAGGACTTGTTCCTTTTGATTTGTATGATTATCAAAAAGACATCGTAGAAAAGGTTCACAATAATCGTTTCGTGATTGCAAAACTTCCTCGGCAGAGTGGAAAATCTACAACAATTGTTGCTTATATTCTTCATTATATTTTGTTCAATCAAAGCATGAATGTTGCAATTCTAGCCAATAAGCAAAGCACATCCCGAGAGATTCTATATCGTCTAAAATTAGCATATGAGTACTTACCACTCTGGTTACAGCAGGGTATTGTAGAATGGAATAAAGGATCTATAGAACTAGAGAATGGTTCAAAAATTGTCGCATCATCTACTTCGGCATCTGCTATTCGTGGTGGTTCGTTTAACATGATTTTCCTTGACGAGTTCGCCCATGTTCCTCAAAATATTGCAGAAGAATTTTTCAGTTCAGTATATCCAACCATTACCTCTGGTACTTCTACAAAGGTTCTGATGGTTTCAACCCCCAATGGATTGAACATGTTCTACACTTATTGGGTGGGAGCAACTCGTCCTGATACTGATCCACAAAGAAACGAATATGTTCCTATTGAAGTCCACTGGAGTCAAGTTCCTTTATATTCCGGCGGACCTCTGCGTGATGATAAGTGGAAAGAAGAAACCATAAGAAATACTAGCGAACAGCAGTTTCAGTCTGAGTTCGAGTGTGATTTTGTAGGTTCTTCGAATACTCTGATCGCGTCCTATAAATTAAAGCAATTGTTTTATTCTAAACCAATAAAAGAAACACCAGATGGTCTTAAAATATATGAAGAACCGAAAGAGGATCATGTTTATTTTATGTGTGTTGATGTTGCCAGGGGGCAAGGAAAAGACAACAGTGCATTTACAATAATTGACACAAGTCAAATGCCATATAAAATTGTTGCGACTTTTTATAATAACACAATTCCTCCACTTCTTTTCCCCACCACAATAAACACTATTGCAAAAAATTATAACGATGCATGGATTTTAATAGAAATTAATGACATAGGCGCACAAATAGCAGATATTTTACATGGTGATCTAGAAAATGAATTTATTTTGAGTGTAAATAGTAAAGGAAGAAGTGGACAAGTTTTATCGGGAGGTTTTTCCGGTCAAGGAAAAACTGCTCTTGGTGTAAAAACTACATTACCAATAAAAAGAGTAGGATGTTCGGTGCTAAAGAGTCTTATTGAAGAGGACAAGATTATTATTGAAGATGAAAATATTAT